CAGCTCTTCTAGATAAGATATCAAGATTTTTTGCATAAAGATAAGATACTTTACCGCCAGAACCATTTACTGCTGAAATTATAGCTTCTAAATTTTTAGATATACCACCCCCTTTTGCGCGAGCGGCTCCAGAAAGAATATCAATTTCCGATGCATTAGCTACATCTCCGACACCAGAAAGAAATTTACCCATTTTTCCAGCTAATGTCGATTTGCCCGATCCCGCTGGACCAATAATAAGATTCTTTTTAACTTGAGAAGCAAGAACTGCTTTTAAGGTAGCCCCTTTATCTGGAGCAATCCTATCGGAATCATAAATGTATTTTGCAAAGTTTGGAATAAAACCCCCACTTGCTCTTGGAAAATTCTTCATCACTTGATCAATGAATTTATCTTTTTGACCTATACTATTTTTAAAGTCAGCATATTTTACGTTTTGGCCTTCAACACCAAATATTTCCTCTAGCGCAGTTCTATTATTTCCTGCATCAAAGCTGACATCTAAAGTTCCTTGATTTTTATCTCTTGCTCCCTTTGTAATTAAATTAATTACAGATTCAAATAATGCACCACGAATTGAACCTAAAGCACCTGCCCCACCAGCTTCTAAATATTTTCCAATACTTTCAGCGGTTAATGTGGCTGGTTGTGTTTTAATATCTGGTTGAACAGATTTTAATATATTATTTGCTGCAGATGCTAAGGCATTATTCATTGCAGAATCAATACCTGATAATTTTATAAATTTAGAATTAGATTTTAATCCACCCGATTTTAGTTCTGGATCTACTCCAGAATAACCACCTTCAAATGAATTATAAAGTTTATTACCAGACTTTCTTGACCCTTTGAATATAGTTCTTAATCCGCTTGGATTATATGTTGATACAGAAGGTATCAACATTATTGTTTTAGGATCTAAATTAGCATTATAAACACTTCCTAAAGAAACTAATTTTTGTTGAGCTTGCGCTTCTGAAAATTTATAACCATTAATATTAAAAGATTTCGTTCCATTTATTCTATATTTTTCAAGATCTTGAATTGATGCAACTCCAACTGACTGCATTGCTTCTGCTGGACCTGTTTTTGCCGCAAAATTAGGAATAAATCCTCCCGCAGCGCCAATCTTTTGAGCGCCAGATGGAAGACCCATTGATCTAATCATGTCCCTATTAAAGATAGCTGATCCACCTCTTGCAAAATTAGGAACAATATACTCACCAGTATGAGCGACCATCGTTCCTTTTTTACCGCCACCAAATGCAAAATTTGGAATTATTACTGGTTTATCTCCAGATCTTGCCCCACCAACACCACGATTAATATCACGTGTTTCTTGAGAAACTGCTGGCATATAACCACCTGCAGCATTTTTTCCCTTAGCGCCCTTGGTCGCAACCGTTCCAGCGTAAACACTTGGCGCAATTGAAGCAGCTATTCCTTGCATTTTCTGCATTATTCCATACTGCTCATTTAATGCTGTTGTGAAAAATTTAGCTTGAGCTACTCTATTACCTTCTAATTTTAATATTTGCTCTTGTATATTTTTATTATTCAATAACGTGCTTGCAATTGATCCTTGCAAAGATTTGATATCTTTTGCAGCATTTCCAATATTAAAAAATGTTTTTAAGCTTTCTGTCCCAAATTTAATTAAATCACTCGTAAGTTTTAATATAATACCACCAAATATAGCCAAACCAGGACCAGATAAAACGCCACCAATTCCCTTTATGATGCCATTAGCCAAGTCAGATCCAAGACCCTCTCCTTCCAAAATGCTTTGAACTTCTGATACAAAATTATTAAAAAATGATAAAATATTATTTAAATTTTGAGTAACACCAATTTCTCCTAAAGTATTTGCTAATTCCTTTAAGTTTAATGATGCAGTATTAATAGATGCGGCTAAAGTCAAATTTAATGCTGTATTTCTTTGATACGCTTCAGTACCAGCATTTAAAAAAGCTTCAGTTGCTCCACGCGCAACCGAAGCTTTACTACTATAATCATCGAGGGCGGCTAACAATGGGGCGATTTGAAAACCGCCGCCTATTTTTTCTGTAATATTTGCAGATTCAATATCTCCAAGAGAATTTATTTTAGAAGCCAAACCTTCAATTAATTTAGTTGCTGGCAATAACTTACCCTCCAAATCAACAACTTCCACACCAATACTTTGTAATAGATCAATACTTTCTGGTCTTTGAATTCTTGTGAAAATTGTTTTGAAGGAGTTTCCTATAACGGCTCCACCACGTGCTGTTTTTTGCTGTACTGCAGTAATAATGCCTCCCAATTCATCAATACTTACTCCAGCTTGTTGTGCAACTGACGCAGAGCGTTTAAAGGCTTCTATTAAATCCCTTTCTGAGACAGCGTACTGAGCAGCAGCATTAGATACTTTATTTAAAACCTGTGATGTGGTTAAACCTTCTTTAGAAAATGAATTAACAGCTGCGGTTAAACCTTCTACAGCTTGTGCCGCATCAAGACCAGAAAGTCTAGCCAACACCATTGAATCTTTAAGTCTGATAATTACCTCGTTAGCTGGTAAACCCTGGCGACTTAACTCTAGAGCGGCCTCCGACACTGCTTTAAAAGAATTACCAGTTTCTCTTGCTACATCAAAAATATCTTTTTTAAATTTATTTAGTTCTGTGCTTGAATTTTGTAAAACACTATTTATATCTGCTAGTGATTTTTCAACTTCAATTGTTGTAGTTATTAAAGACTTAAAACCCTGCACAACAGAATTGAGAACCCCTACAGAAGCACCGAATGCTAACACGCGAGCATTAGCAGCCTCCATTGATTTAGTAAACTCATCAGCTTGTCCAGTAATTCTACCTAAAGGCTGCGATAAAGCATTTATGCTTTTTGCATTTGTGCCTAAATTTATACTTAAATTACTTCCAGCTTTTTTAGCTGCTGCTTGAAGGCTTTGTTCAAAGCCTGTTTGTGTTACTGGTATTTGAATTGGCATATCCTTAAACCTCTGTATTACTTTTACACAGAAGTCCGCATTAATAACCAGCTAATTTTATCATTTCTTCCATGTTTAATGTACCGCCATTTTTTTTCAATTCTTCTTTTAGTGATACTGTTTTAGAGCCATTAGTAATTATATTCATATCTTCTTTTGTTGCTCCAAATATGGTTGATGCATCAGCATCATCTTTTATAAATTTTTCTGATTTGTTTTTATTTCTCTTACCCTCCGCAAAAGATAATAATTTATTAGGATCATCTTTAATACTCTCTGGTATATCATCTGTATATTGAAATATATTGTAAAACATTCTTCCAAAAATAGCAGTTTTTAACTGGTATACAGAAAGACTAATTATTGGTTTACCATAAAAATTATTTATATCCTCACAATGAGAAATATACATATTAAAAAATGGTCTTAATACTGCTTTTTGTATATTTTCTTCAGATAGTCTTTCTGAAATTTCGGATTGTTTTTTAATAAAAAAAATCAAATCTAAATCATCCAACTCAGAAAACTCATCTTCTGTAAACAAATGCTCTTTTAGGTCTATATCTTTAAACAAAAAATATCTTAATATTTCTTCATTAGATCTTGTTGAAGCGTAATCTTCAGCCGTTTTACCTATCAACTCTTTTCTTTTATTAACAAGTAATAGATATTCGGTGTTTTTATTATCTATATCTTTTTTTATTTGCTCTTTGTGAGAAGGTATAAATAATGTTTTATGAGTTTGTTTTAAATTTTTTATTTCAAAGTTTAAACTTTCAATTTTTAAATCATCCTCATCTGTCCATATTTCTTCATTTTTTATTTTCTCTAATCTGGAAGATTCCGTTTCTAAACCTTTATTTATAGCTATATTTTTATATTTTTCGTAATATTTTTGTATATAGCGTTGATCTCTAATATTAAAATGTTTGAAGTACACATATTGGTTTTTAAACAAAAACTCTGTATAGCCATCAAAAATTTCTCCAATTACAGATATATATAATTCTTCATTCAAAGTTCACCTTTTTCAACTTTTTCCATTAATTTATCAAATTCTTTTGAATCTGAGGTTTGGTTAAAGAACCAGAAAGCTATAACAGTTGAAACCTTTTTAATTACCGAAAAATAAAATTCATCATTAGATTCCTCTTTTGAATAATAATCAGTAATTTTTTCTTCAAAAGAATCGCCATTAAAATATGGTTTTGGCTTTTCTTCCTCTTCTTTTTGGATATATGTTAAATTAAGCGCATACCACAAAAGAAGTCTATTTTGAGCTTTTACATCAGCAGTATGGTCAAAAAATGATTGGAAAGTTGATTCTATTTCTACAATCTGTCTTTTAGTATCTGAAATTTCATTTTTTATTTCGTCGAACCTATTTTTTTGTTGGGTGTCTTTAACGTCAACAGTATCTAATCTAATATATTCGTTTTGTAATTCTAAAATCTTTTTATATAACGATGTGTAATTTCTAGCCTCGTCTTCACTAAAAACACCACCAGTATCGCTATATTTTTTAGCTAACATGGCTTTAGTTAAAATACCTTTTTTAACACACCTACTCATCTCTACTGAATATTCTAATTCAGCCTCCTCCAACTCTCTTCTTGAAGGTCGCTTTACTTTAATTTCAATTGGCGCTTTTTCCTTTACAATTTTTTTAGTAATAATTTCTTCACCTGTTTTTTTATCTTTTCTTGAAGATTCAACGGTTTTTTCGATTTCTTTATCGACTGTAAATTTATATATTTGTTTGAATTCCATATTTTTCCCTTTTTTTATTTAAAAATAAAGCTAACACTATAATTATCTATTTCAGATTGTAAATTTCTAATAGAATTATTACCAAAATCTAAAATTCTTTTTCTTATCCATGTTTTTTTATCCTCTGTAAAATGATTTGCAGCATTTATGACTGGATGATATTGATCTGGGATATTATCATATAGTTTTTGATAATGAAAATCATGATCTATTTTCATATCCTCAATCATCATTAACATCATTTTGTAAAATGACGATAACTCACTATTAGATTTATCTGATAAACTTTTTTTAGCGTTCATACCTTGTTCCTTATCTTATTATAATAATAAAAGTGTAAAAATCAATATGCCTGGATTTTTAAATTCACTTCAAGAAAAAAATATAGCAGATTTATTTGGCGTATTGCACAATACTTTTGCAAGAGAAGTCACTATTTACAAAAATGCCAAAAAAATAATGATGTCTTCTTCTTCTCAGTATAATTCTATATATGGAAAGAATAACACTGGCTTAACGCCGCAAATAAAAAACGAATCAATTAGTAAAAAATTCAATGCTAGAATATATTATATCAATTCTGAAGAGGAGATATTAAGTAGTGATGGAAGTCAAAATAAGATTATTTTACCAAAGGGATCTGTAAAAATAATTATTGAATCTACTGCATTTGAGTTTGTGAAGGAGTCTAGAAGAGTTGAATTTGATGGAAAAAGATTTGCAATCAAAAGTGACGGTAATCCATCTGGGTTTACATACAATCAATTTTACACATTTTATTTAACACCAATAGATGAATAAATTACCACAAGATGTTCAAAGAATATTGAATAATCAAGCCCCTAAAATACTTAGGAAGGATTTTGAGGGTATTGCAACTAATAAATTTAAAAATATAAAAAATCAATTATTGTTGGAATTTAATAATCACATTATTACAAAAGAAATAAGACTTGGCCCAAATGGTTCAAATATAAGTGGAACTCTTGGCGGGAACTCTAATTTGTTTGCATTTATAGGTTTTGAGGAAAATGATGACCCAATACAACCAATTTTAAATATATTAGAAAATATTGAAATAAGATTTACTAAAGATATTTCAATAGGCTCTTTATTTACTATAACAATTCCTGAACCATCCGATATCTTCGCAGTAACACCAATGCCTTGGGCAAGTGGAAGAAGTTGGGCAAAAGGAATAGAATCTGGAATTTCTGGGCTTGGCTTTTTAATTAAAAATAATTCCTCTTTAAGTAGATCTGGCGCAGCCTTACAATCTAGTGTAAAGATTAGGGGTGGTTCTTATAAAAACACTCAATATATATCTGCTTTGCTGAAAAAATATAAAAAACAATTCATGTTACTAGAATGATTGAACAGTTTCAACATAAATTAACAACATCTTTTTTTCTATGGTTTGATAATTACTTATTAACCAAGGGTCAAGCTTATACAAATATAGATAGTAAATTTTATTACTATGATGACGATAGATTAGATGGAAGATACAAAGCATTTGGTAGCCCATATAAACAATGGGTAACTGATAGTTCTATAATTGGAGCTAATATCCCAAGCGGGGTATTTATAAATAATTCTTTTGTTAACCGAGGCAATAACCTAGTATTAGATTTTGAAAACGGAAGGGTTTTGACGAGTGGCATCGCTAATAATGCAAATATAAGTGGTTCTTTTGCTGTTAAAGATTTCAACATATATTTTTGTAACGAAACAGAAGAAGACATTATTGTGGAAAATAAATATCAAGTAAATTCTAGAATATCTTCTGTTCCTGAAAATTATATAAACCCATATGATCAGAGTGTTCCAGCCATTTTCTTATCTACGGAAGGTATACAAAATCGTGGATTTGCTCTTGGAGGAATGGAAGAAACAACAATCAAAAGCAAAGCAGTAATTTTGGCTGAAAACAGCTTTCAACTAGACGGAGTTCTATCTATTTTTGCCGATTCTAGAAATGAAGTTTTCGCGCCAATCCCCATGTCAGCCCACCCAATCAATGAATATGGTGATTTAAAAAATCAAAGCTATTCTTATTCTGATTTAAAAAATCAATACATAGGCGGACAAAATTTTTATATAAATAATGCAATTACATCAAAACTAACCGATAAAGCAAGAAAATCATTATCCAATGATCTTTATATAGGCTTCATTGATTTTGAGATACAGCAACATAGATATAGACATCAATAATTTTTCACAAATCACAAAAAAAACTGTAAAAAAATAAAACAACTACCATTATGGCTAAAAACAGAGTAATTTATCAATCAGAAGCGCTTTATATAAGCAGTGGCGTAGGTTCCACAAGCATGACAGAACACGCTCAATTAAGAAGGGTTCAAAGTGCCAATTATAGTTATACAATTAACCGTCAGGACGTTAATCAATACGGACAATTAGCAAGAATTGATGCTATTGTAACAGAACCACCAACAGTTAATTTAGATTTTTCTTATTATCTTGGTGACGGTTTCAACGAAAAAGCACTAGGATTTAGAGTTGCACAAAACTTTAATAATCAATTTGCTTCAGGACACTTAATAGCATCTTCTGGTAGGAATTTATATATTCTTACAGCTAAAGAAGGTGATGACGCTGTTGGATCAACAGAATCAGCATCAAGCGAATTGATTGGTTTAGGTAACGCTTTCTTAAGTGACTATAGCGTAGATCTTTCTGTTGGAAATATCCCAACAGTTTCTGTAACAATGGAAGCGTCTAATATTAATGCCGTTACAAATCTTTCAACAGGAGCGGTTGGATTAAATACTGGATATGTTAATTTTGCTACTCCAGCAATTGATCCAGAAGTTGGAACCTCATTGGGTCTTAATGGAAATATAAGATATGCTACTAGTGGAATTACTGGAGCTGGAACTGCAGCAACACCAACGGCACTTCGTCCAGGAGATGTTACCGTGACACTCTTCAATAGTGGTATTGCCGATGCAACTAACGCTGGTGATAGCTTCCATATTCAAACAGCATCAATATCGGTTCCTCTTTCAAGATCTCCAATCAATCGTTTAGGAAGTAAATTCCCATTTGCTCGTGTTGTAGACTTCCCAGTTAATGCAACTATTTCTATTAATGCTATTGTAAATGAAGTTGTCGCAAGAAATCTTGCTAACATACTCGAAAGCAGCGCTAAAAACGAGATCACTATTAACGTTGCTAATAAAATGGCTTATAGATTCAAAAACTGCCAACTTGATAGCGAATCATTCTCTTCAAGCATTGGATCAAACAAATCAGTTGACTTGACCTTCAGTACTCAAATTGGTGGTGTAAATGATATAACCAATGGAGTATTTGTTAGCGGAGCAGATGCTTCTGCTAATGTATTTATTTAATATTTAAAACATTAATATATAAATTAAAGGGGCATCGAAAGATGCCCCTTTTTGTTTTATTAATTATATAAACCAGTGAAAAAATGCCCCTCTATACCTCCTACCTGCAGTGGGGTAGATTGATATATATTATACTGAGAAACCAATTTATCTAATCTCGATTGAGAGTCATCAGCCATACTCTTATATACCTTTGCCACTTCATTTTTATTTGTAAATGTTACAGCGCTATCCCCATCTTTTAAACTCAAAATATCGCCCCTACCCTCCGAAGTGCCAACTATTCCTCTTAATGCGTTTCTAGATTGTTTTCTATAATAATGCGATAAATACAATTCTTTATATATCGCTTGCGCTTCTAGATCAATAGATGGATTAGACCCACTATAAGAAGTATTTAATAACGTATTTAAATAACCTAAATTTTCAGATAACCATCCAGATATATGAGAGCGAGGCATAATGCCAGTATCGCTGTCGAACTCTGTTTGGAAAATGCTTAATGATAAATCTCCAATTACACTCATGCTTTATTTTACACTAAAAATTAAATATCTCCTAAGATTTTAAGAGCTTCAGCATGAACTGGATTCGATGGATCTAAAATAACGCTATTAATATTATTAGGCATTATATTTCTGCGATTATTTCGATTTGAAGCTTTAAATTCATTAATTAATATAGTTTTTAATGTTGGTCTATCTTGCATGGAATTTACTCCAACTTTTTCAGCCAATTTGCGCATATCTGCTAAAGTCATAGACTTTAATTGATCTTCAAAAATATCTAATTCATTAGTCCCAAATGGATTAATGGTGTCGATACCGAGCAGAATTTCCAACTCTTTAGTTTTATCTTTAAATTGCTTTGTATTAGTTGCTCCAATAGATTTTAATTGTTCTATCTCATTTAATAAACCTTTATCTTTTTCAGATTTTTCAACACCATAAGAAACATTCATTGTTTTAGAAGCTCTTTTTGTAGTTTTCTTTTTCATAATATATTATATTCAATATACTGAATAATTAAACAAAAAAGGGTCGCCCCATATAGGAGCGACCCTTAATTGAATGGTTTTTATTAAGCAAGTCCAGTGGCGATAACACCAACAAGAGCGCGGTTATCGAGAACCATGCGTCCTTCTTCAAGACTACCGAAATAGCCAATTTTGTTTTGGCGTATGCTGTATTGATCATCAGCGGTAAGAGAGAACTCTGAACCACTATCTGAATCAACTGCAACTGCACGAACAAGTGACTCACGGCTACGATCAAGACCAATGATGATTTCTTTGTTGGTATTGAAGGTTTGTGCTGTGGTTGAACCTGCACTAGCAACAGCACCAAAGATTGTGTTGAATTTTTGACCAACACCAAGTTCATTAGCTTCCATGATAGAAACACCATAAAACTCAGGGATACCAGCGCTATTATAAATAGCTGTTCTCATATCTTCTGGAGCAGCAATACCATCAGTAGGTGTTCCACCAGCAGGTGAACCCTTAGTATTGATTGGGTTGTAAGCCATTGCACGAAGCTCTTGAACAACTTCAGGAGAAACGATAAGGTCTGTTAATCCACGGCTTGAACGGCTAACTGGAGTACCCTTGTTGAATGATGTGTTAATTCTCTTTGCAAGAGTAAAGAGTCTATTGAGATCATTAAGAAGGAATCTGCCAGATGTTCCAGCATTAATAATGTGATCCTTGCCATTTGTTGTAGCATTAGCGAGAGCTGTTAAAATGAGATTAGCAGATGTTTTCTCTTGCTTAAGAAGGATTTCTTGAGCCATGCGAGTAAATGTTTTGCTAACAACATCCATACGGCTTTTCGCTGCATAACGTCTGTCAAAGCTAAGAGCTGAATCGAGAGTATATGTAGCGATTTTCATTTCAGAAGCAGTTGGAAGAACTTGATTCTGTGGAAGACCACCTGCTACAGCTTGGCTGTAAACGTGGATATAATCTTCATCAGTAATGTCATAATAAAGATCAAGTGGGATACTTGGATTATCATCAGCATTAAACTGAAGAGTTGTAAATAAATTGCTAAGTGTTGGAGCGTTATTGATAACTTCCGCCAATACTGGGCCGATAAATTCAGCTAATGCAACTTGTGCTTCATAAGCAACCGAACGGTTCTTGGAAGCCATGGCTTTGATTAACTCAACTTGTTCTGGAGTTCTTTTTAAAGTAATTTTCATATTAAATAATTTTTCTTTCTTTTGAAATTATAAACCAAGTGCAATAACTGCATAGTTTCCTGCGAATTGATCAGTAACAGTTCCACTGCTACGTGAACCCGTTCCGATAACAAGACCAACACGAGCTGCATCGCTAACTGTACAACCTGTAAGAGTTCCACTAGCTGTCGCAAGCTTTACTCCACCACCGATAGTAACAGCGCCGTTATAAGCGCTTTGTGAAATGGTGAAAACGCCGCGAGTAGCAACTGGTACTGCTTGACCTGGAAGAACACACATAAGTTCTTCAGCTTTTTGTGGATAATAGAGAAGTTTTTCTCCATTTTCGTCGGTTTTTGCTGTTTGGCGAAGAGTGATGCCCAAAAGAGCATCGCCGCTAACTGCTGGTTTAACTTTTAATGAAACGCTTGGGTATTGATTTGCTCCAACAAATGGATAATCTGTTTTTCCAAGGTAGGAATCAGTTGCATAGGTAACTGGATCAGCGTTAAAGTTTGCTGAATCAACAGCAACAAAAACTCCTGCGTCACCAAATGAACTTGTTGTAGTAGACTCATTAATATATGCGCCGTTAAGAGCGAACATATTAATTACGTCATTTTCGTCATATTGTCTGAATGGTAAGGTACGAAGTGCCATAATTTTATTTTATTTAGTTGTTTTTAAGATATTGTTATATTTTCACGATTGAAAGCTGCAGCGAATTTATCACGAAGAGAAACTTCTTCACGAGATGTAGTTTCATTTGAATTGGTTAAACCAGCTTCAGATGTTTCTACTTTATCGAGAATTTCCTCAGTTGATACTTCCTCTGGATCTGTTGATGAAGCTAATGATACTTTTGAAAGACGTTTTTCTACTTCAGACTCAATGCGAGCTTGGATTTGTGCTTCAAAAGCTGCTTTAGCTTCTTTGTTTTTGTTTTTCCAAACAATGGAAAGTTTTTCTTTAAAAGATGCAAATGCCTCTTCTGTTGTATCAAGACTCTTTAACTCATTAGCAAGAAACTCACGATCTTCATCTTCAAGAGCGTATTCTTGATCTATTAAATCCATACGCTCATTAAATCTTGCGATAGCTTGTTCAGCTTTTTGAGTAGCTTCAAAAGAATTAATTCTTTCTTGAGCTTCTACAAGTTGATTGTTGAGAGCCTCTACAGACTCTTTGAGTTCAGTGTGTTCCTTAGCGATTGTCTCTTTTTCTAACTTAACTGATTCAATATCGTGACGATATTGTTCGTCTTTTTGTCTTATTGCATCAGCAAAAGTACTAGTCATAGAAGCGACAGCCTCTTCAGAAAACTTCTTCTCTACGAGAAGATCTTTTAATTCTGAGATCATTGTTTCAATATCCATAATGATTTTGTTTTTATTTTTTACATTAATATTTTCACTTTGTGAAATTTTATTACTATTTTTATCTTTTTTATCAATAGTTGTTACTAAAGAATTATCTTCTGAAGGTTTGAAAACGCCTTTTACATCAGCGGCTGGATTGGTAGTAAATCCTATACCCAAAGGATAGATTTTGCCAGTTATCAGACGATACACATCTTTACCATCTTTTGTTTTTCCACTTCCTCCATAAATTTTTAAACAGCCTTTTAATTCTTCAATTGTTTTTTGATCTGTTATAATTTCAGCATCTTTTAAATCAGAACTTCCTACGGCTAAAACATAATCAGTAAATCCAACTTCCCAACTAGTTGATATTTTTTGATAATATGGATCTTCTGGATCTGTTGATCTTTCTAATAAATCTGCAAACGCTTTATTTGCTGAACGATAAACTACAGCACCAAGTGCTATATTAAACATTTCATTTTTGCCTTTAACTTCATTTGGGCTTAAGATCTTGCTTGAACCATATTCGCTAAAACCAGCGCTTGCTATATGACCAACTATTTTTTCTCTATTGTGTTCAATATTGGTTGGTTTATGTAAGAAATTTTTTGTAAATGCTATGGCTGTATCTGTGTCCATACCATCTCCATTTTTATTAAATTTATTTACAACAGCGGCATTAAAAGCAACACCAATTAAATCTATGTTTTCTTCAAAATTAATATTTTGAGGAACGAGTGAGTGCAGATTATCTAAAGACGCTTTAGAAATAAAAGAATCATCGGATATTTTACAGGCATGAACAGGAGCCTCAAATACTGTAGTGTATTTATATTTCATTAAATAGTGAATTATTATTTAACTTTTAAAGTCTCACCATCAAACTTTTCTTTAGATTCATCATTTCTTGATAGTGTTTTAGTTTTTTGTCCAGAAGCTTCTCCTTCTTCCATATCCTCTTCTTCCTCTGTTTCCTCTTCCTCATGCTCCGAAGAATCATCAGGCTTATCCATTTTTTGGAGAATAGCTTTTTGTATAGCTGGTGGTAATTTTTTTTGAGCTGGTGTTAATTCTCCAGATTCACTTTTTTCCATTAACATGGATTTCATTTTATCAAATTGAACAGCACAAGCTTTCATAGTTGATTCTTCATCCATTTCAGAAGTATCAACAAATTCTTTATCGCTTGAAGCACAAGTATTCATAAAAGACTTATATATATTTTCATCTTTTTTATCCATAGAAGATAAAGATACTTCTATTTCTCCATTTTTTATGGAAACATTTTTTTGTAATGGAGCCTTTATGTTTTGTAAATTAATTTTCATTTTGAATGCTATGATATAAAATTGCTGCTGGATAAGTATCTAATTGATGTATATTTGCAATTTCTAATATATTGCTATTTACACCTAATGATTCTATTTTATCAAAGTTTTTTATACAGGAAACTATTTCATCTTCCCACTTATCCATTGAAGTAGAACATACTATCGATTCGCAAAGACTATCTAAAATATTCTCCTGTTGTTTATTGAATTTTTTAATATTGAGATTTTTCTTGAGTTCTTGTTTGCCCAAATCTCTTATGTTTTCTATCCTTCCGACAACTTCTTGTATATTTTTTCTAGAAAATTGGGCCTTTACTAAAGGTATACCCGTTGTTCCTTCTGGTCTTCCAGCAGTCTTATTGGTTGTGTTTTTTTCTGTATTATTGGATTCCGCTGGTGATATCATTGGTATACCACCAACAATTGGATTATAAAAACCATCCTTTCTTTCTTGAACGAAATTTGATTGTGCTGGTGATATTTCTTCAGCCTTTGGAAACTTGCCATTATGAAACATCTCCATTCCTTGTTGAGGTGTTAATATTCCAAGCTCCATCAGTCTTGTTGATATCCTCATGAGTTGTGTTTCATCTCTCATGTCTATATCTTTAAATACTGCGGTAGGATACGATCTAAAACCTAAATCATTTGAAATTCTTTTTATTTCTTTTTGTAAGAAATCATTTAAAAACGCTTGGCGAGCTTCTTTTAATCTATCTACAAATATTTGAGCCTTTACTTCTGTTGCGCTATATTTCTCTTCTCCAATAACAATGTTTTGTAGACCTTGCTTAATGTCTTCATTTAAAACTTTATATTTCTCTGGACCTAAAACTTTATTTAAATCTGGTATAATAAAGTCAGCTTTTGTTGTATAGTCGGATACTAGAACCCTGCCAACGCTTTCATTCTTAAATAAAGTTTGCATAGCATTTAAATTCTGAGGGTTAATACCACCTTTGTCAGGATCTGTACCCATGGTGATGAGAAGAATAACATTCTCAACAGTTCTGGTAATTGCTTGATCCATTTTTTTAAGTTCAAGTTTTGCATTAATATCTTCAAGCACTGGATATCCAAATGGTATTGCGAACGGTTCATAATCTTGTTTTTTATAAAATGAATAAGCTAACTTTTTAGGATCTAACTCTATTTTTAAACCATCTGTATAGTAAGCCCCCTTTTTGATATTTTCTTTTACATCTTTTGGTAAACTATCAAATATTGCCTGATCTTCTTCTGTTGATGGACTCTGTAATCGAGACATCTCATACTCAGATAATATTTTTTCATAAGCACCAACAGCAAATGTTGAACTTCTTTTCGCTATGATGTCAAATGGGTTTAATATGATATATCTTAATGGTATTTTATTAATAGAACTATTGATTGGGGAGATACTATTAATTAATTTTACAAAATCTTCTGTTTGAAATTTGCCGTCTATCCTATAAATAAAAATATTTCCACTGCGATAATATTCTCTAAAATATTGATCTTTTAAGTTCCATAAATTTATTTTTTTAAACCACTCGTAAAAGAAATCTCTACTCTTTTTGTTGCCACCTTCTAAAAATATTTCTGTATTAGCAAATTCCGACATTATATCAACCGCATTTCTAAATATCGCAACATTTGCATAAGCCTTTTGACATAATTCTATGGCCTCTCTTACATTTACTCCATCCATGGCGTAATTATAAGGCAAAAGTCCACCTCTAATACTGCTATATCTATCTATCGTGGGAGAAACTGCAGATCTATTAATTCTAGATGTATTTGATGTGTTTGTATTTACGCTACGAGAATAAGAGGCTGTTGAGGTATAAAATGGATCACCAGATAAACTTGGGTTAAAGCTGGCTTGAGCCTCCTGATACGTTGGGATACTAGTTTTTTGAAATTTTTCCCAATATTGAGATTTCTTATTATAAGATCTTTTTGACATGCTTATTTATATTACACATTAAAGTTTAAAAGTTAACTTCAACTTTTGAAAAGTTAGTTTATAAACATTGGAGTAAATGTTGTTTGAATATTTTCGGCCTTTTGGTTCATTATGTCGAAATATATTTGCACCATCCAATTACCTAATACTAATGCGGAGTATGAGTCTTTTCTAGCTTTATCTGCGCCTCTTTGTTTTTTTAAGTTATGAGGTAAATCAAAACTTTGCGTTCCTTGTGCAGTGGTTGTGACTTGGATTAAGGCACATTCTACTTTAATAAGATCCATCATATCTTTTTGGTGTTCAACAAAATCAATCATTTTGGCTGAAACGCCCTGCTCTTCCTCACCGTTTCTTAAAAACTTCAACTCTTTGATTGGGATATTTGATTTACGCTGTATATTGTAATCATCATCCATTGCAGCCCCAGCAAATAAGATTCTTTTATGATCAAAAGCCGATTGCAAAGATTCGTTGGCATATCTTATCCATTGTGAGCTTGGCTTTCTTAAATAAACAATTTTTTTACTTTGTAAATTATATTGATTTCTTGCATCCCTAAGATTTTTGTCATATTCCTGTATGTTATCAAAATCTGCATCAAAAGCATCCAACTTTAAATTATTTTGTTTAAATATATCGCTTTCATTACAAGAATTCATGAATTGAACGCCACCGTTATAGTCAGCTACAATAGATACTATATTAAAATATGTTAATAAATAATGTAAATAAATAATATGACTTTTTAAATTTGTTCCAGACATTGCATAACTATGAACTATCGTGCCTCTTGGTTTATCTGGATCTAATTTGATTAAAATCATTGCAAAATCATCAGAACTTTCGCTTTCTGACCAAGATGGGTCAATTGCTAGTATATATCTACTCTTAGGATCTCCTACAACCTCAACGCATTGACCTTCTCCATCAGGTATGGTACAAGCCGCCATTTTGCTTACTTTAAAATAACCAGAACTATCATCAGTAAATACAGCTCCAAACTCTCTATCGAATTGAGATTGACTCATGGTCGCTTTTGACTGGTTGATTAAATTTTGATCATATAATTGTTCTGGAGCGCAGTCATAGCTAAAATGCATAATAACCCTATGAGCGCCATCCTGTTCATTTGGATTTAATATTAATGATTCATATTGCGAATATAATTTATATAAATATTCAAATTTATAAGAAGCTGAAGACAAACCTATAATTTTATTATTTGGCCATTGTTTTCTCTCCTCTTCTGTCATTTTACCCTGCGCTATCATTTTTGTTTCAAGATCATGTATCTCTTGTCTTTCTGTTGGGTTTTCTACAACAGATAAGAATGGCATGATAACCTCATTTAGTACTTTTTCTGGCATCAAAAGCAACTCATCAATAATCATTCTTTGAAAACGAAATCCACGAAGTTTTTCTCCATCACCTAGTGGTAATGCTGTAATTCTACTCTGTCCTATTTCCATTACCCATTCATCATTATTTTTAGATACCCTTGTGATGGCTTGAGATAGAAAAACTGCTTTAGGGCTACGAGATATTTCTTCTATTTTTCTAAATATCATTTTAGCCTGTCTGAATGATTTACTGATAATTCCTATATGAACACCTTGGTGTAATATAGCATCCAATACTGCAAAAATTGCAGTAGAGAAACTTTTACTCATACCACGACTCCATATACCCAAGAAATAATCAGTCTCCATCATGGCTTTGATAGACATATGTTGAAACGGAAAAAGCCTAACACCTGTAATTAATTCAGATGCAAATGATGGATTCTCCCTCAAAAATTTATAAAACAAAACCTTAGCTTCTGTTTCTTCCAGAAAGCCTTCTTTTTCCATTAATTCTTGATTAATATTAGGAAATTTCTTTCTCCTTTTTTGTACTCCTGTTGTCCAAGCCATATTTTTCTATTCTTTTGAACCAAAAATATTGCATATCAGTTCTCCATAAAGATTTACCTAATACTAATAATTTTGGAATTAATTCTGCACTTAATCCTCTTGATCCGCTAAAAACAAATTGACAACAATCATTATAGTCTCTTTGTATTTGCCTCATATTATGAAAAACATAATTCAAGTTGAATTTTTTATAACTATTTTTATTGTATTCATCCATTCTATGAAGAGGCGCTTCTATAACAATAAACAAATAACAGCCAAGGCTTCTGCATCTATCTAACTCTTTGACAAATCTATTGTACCAAGAAGTGACTGTTCCACAGAAATCATTAAAAGATTTACGATCAACATGAGTATAATTATATTTTTCTCCAGAAATAGCGTAATCGCCTATATCAAGTTTTAATATTTCAGAATTTTTAAACCATAAAGGTTTTTGTTCCCTTGTATCAATTAATATTTTTATATCTGAATAATCATTCCAAAACTCTTTTGGTAATTTACCATTCAACATTGGTTCGATTAAACATTTTTTACATGCATCCGTATAATTCCCAAAGTATTTTTTATATGTATCAATATCAGGCAAACCAGTAGTCCAAAGCTCAAGACTACTTAGACCAGAATTAAGATTTTTTGCCTTTATTCTTCTATCCATCAATTCGATAATATATTCTTTAACTTCAATGAATGAAGCTTTATCGCACCATTCCTGCAATTGGTATGGTTGCGAGAAATCCTTCTCAAAATAATCATCATAATTTTTAAATGGAAGAAGTTCTCCAGTTAATTTATTTTTTCTTTGGAAATGTTTAACATAATAGTCTCCTAACAACATATCATGTTTTTTGATATGTGTATGTAGATTTTTTAAAGCAGGAAATTCCTGATCACATTCTTTGCATTTAAATGACATCATCTTGATATATTCCTAATACTCTAGCCTTCCATTCCGACATGCCTTCAAGTCTATTAGCCTCTTCTTTTACTAATTCTTTTTGCATTTCAGCTATACGAACCATATTTTGGCGCTCTTCTTGTTCTTGGAATAATTGAACTATGGATAAAATAGAAGCATTTTCTTTTTGTCTGCTTTTCATTCTTTCCGCTCTATCTCCTTGAAGTTTTTTTGTCAAATTCTCTATACGATTTTCGCATTGATGATATTCACTACTTTTTGCTTTAATAATTTCTGATAAACGAACGCTCATTTCATTCTGATCGTCTGCTATATCAAACATTTCATTTAATTTATTTAAGTGACAACTGATAACTTCCAGATTAATGATTTCCTTACAGACATTTAAATATAAATTTATTTCATCGGCTGTTAAATCAGGCTTATCCCATGTTAAGCGAATAAATTCTTGTTCGAACAGCTCTCTATCACCTTTTGAAAGATAATTATTAACAATTTTAAGAAAGCGCGAATTATTTAAATTAATACCTAATCTTTCGACACAAATTTTCATTGGTCTATTTAATTTTGTTTCATCTAAATCCATCCCAGTAGCATCATTAATCTTTTTAACTATTCTTGGAGGTGATTTTGGCGCTATATAATCATTCAATGCCCCAGAATCTTGAGAAGGTAAGAAGTCTGGGTTTATTTCTTTTATTGTTTCTAAAACAGTTCTTTGTTCAGCGCTCAAGGGCTTCACTTCTCTATCTGGGAAAATTATTTCTGCTATTTTAAGTGATGATAGACCCGATTCAGCTTGTTGTATGATAAATTCTTTTTGCTCTTTAGAGAACTCAATGGTTTCTTTTTTTTCTCGACGCGCAGTTTTAAATTGCAACTGATTTTCAATCATAAACTGCCTAACTAAACGACCCTCTTTACTTCTTCCGTCGATTTTATCGTTTTCAAAAACACGACGAGTGATTTCATTTAAATCGGAAGTAGATTTAAATATGTCGATAATTTTTTGTTTTTGTTCTTCGGTTAACATTATTTTTCTATGATAATATCGTGATTATTAATTATCTCTTCAGCTTTTTTTTGAAAGATCTTTTTAAGATTTTTTACTTGTCTGTATCCAGCTTTTCTTTTTTTCTCATTTGTTTTATACCCCATGAATTTGGCAACTTCTTCTTCTGTTTTTTCTTCAAAGAACAACATTATATATGCTTTGTAGTGATTTTCGCTTAATTCAATTTTCATATGGTGATTCAATTTGTCAATAGATGACTCATAACAAAAATGATCATCTTGTCGTGAAGATATTTCACTCATATGACTTTCTGTGGAAACAGTAGTCTTTAACTCTAATCCAGCTTTTTTTTGGCTTTCCCATTTTTCATATAATTTACATTGAGAATCCTGTATACCGCTTGATGTTGCCGAGCATTGGTTATCGCCAAGGCTAAATTGACATCCATTACATGGTTTTACATAGTTGCCATAGTGGTTTCTTATTAGATTTCTAATTTGATTAGAGATGATTCTACCTATCCATGGCTCTAATGGACGCTCTTGATCCCACATGTGCCATTTTTTATGAATATGAATTTTTATTATCTGTTCTACATCATCAAAATCAAACCAGTTAATAGCATTCAACTGCCATTTTGCTCTTTGTCTTTTAATCGAAGAATCTATGATTTCAGAAAAATCCTCAAATTTATATTTAGGCTTTCTTTTCATCAATAAATTCATCTACAGAACGGTTTTTACGTCCTTTGAATGCTTGGGTTGGAGTACCAAATAAATTTCCTAATGTGAACGATGAATTTTCAGAAAAATTTTCAATTTCAACTGCAATTTTCCTTAAGTTTGGTATATCGTCGATATCGGTTTCGTCTTCTTCAAGATCAATATCTAATTTTGGCGCAACTTTTTTTTCAACCGCTTGACTTGAAGCAGTTAGAGACGACAGTGAATTACCACACTTTGTGCAAAAGTTTGGTTTTGCTAAATTATATTGTATCTTGTTCCCGCAGTTAGAGCAAAATATGTGATTCATACTTATTATTTATAAGTATTTTTATATTTTTTTCTAATTTTTTAAAAATAAAAACAGTTTATCTTGATTGTGTTTTATTAGCTTTTCGCAGTTGGGCGTAAGACAATCTGTTTTATTTAATTACACTTTTTCTTGCGTATTTAGGCGAGCTACAATGAATTTTAATATTTCACTTCTAACAATATCGCTTTCATTAAATTTAAATGAACGGATGCCATTACTAGTCGATTCGTCGTCATTAAATAGTTCAAACATTTGACGGAATCCACTCTTAATAATATCACTTTGCATGAAATCGCCGCATATAATGATTTTTGTATTTTCTCCTATACGAGTAATCAATGTTGTGAGTTCTTTTAATGTGAAATTCTGCGCTTCATCCGCAACAATTAATTTATTTTGCCAACTTGCCCCGCGCAAAAAGTTAATTGGAGCTGCTCCAATTCTTCCATTTGCTTTCAAGAAAGCCGCATCACCTTCGTGTATTATCTCTTCAAGTTTATCATAAAGCGGCATTAAAAATGGATCAAATTTTTCAGCTATATCGCCAGGAAGCGCTCCCAATCCTTTATCGGCGCTTTCCGCAATACTTCTTATGTATAACAAATCTTTTTCGGGGTCTGCTTGCATTAACTGCAAACAGCCATAAAGAGACATATATGTCTTACTAGATCCCGCTGGTCCAGAGCAAAATATTATTTTAGTTTCTTCGTCGAGTAGAATATCTAAAAATGTTTTTTGTTTGGGGGTGAATTTGAATTTTCTTGATTTGAATTTTATTGTTCGTTCAAAGGCTGGTTGAATTTCCAATGAACCCGTCTCCCTCTCATTTTTCTTACGAGCCATGTTGTGTTTATTTACACTAAAACCTCCCTCATTGATATATCTGCCTTTAAAGAATCTCCTCCTGCCACAGAAATATTTTGGGACAATATTCTTGATCCTTCTTTCATTTTAATTGTTAGTATAGTATTTTCATGTCTATCTTTTACATCAATCAATAAATTATTATTTAATATATTACCAGAAAAATTCATTAAACCATTAACATCGTCGCAGGATAAATCTAATGTTTTTTCTGCTTCATCTATTAACGTATATTGGGGGTTGATTGAATTTAATCCGTAGACTGGAGTTCTTTTGAGATTTAAACCATGTTTAAACGAATATTTATGAACATTTGCCAATTGCTTGGCTTGTGAAGTTGTGTTTGGATCACTCATTGGCGAAATTATTCCATAAGCAAAAAAATCTTCTGCTTCAGAAACAACCGCAGAATCAGAATTATTCACTACCAACAAACCTGTTGGCGAATCAAAACAAGAAAAAGAAACTGAAGAACTGATTGGTTTAAATAAGTTATCACAATTTACTACAATTTCATCCAAAAAACACCCACTAAATCTAGTACCTCCTACTCGAATAACATGAGATCCAGTATATTGGCTACTATTAGAATTATCAATATCAAAATAAGGCTTTAAACAGTCAAAAGAACCAGTCTGAAGCTCATTCAAATAAAAAGAAAAAGCAAGCTTAACCTCCAAAGGCCCAGTTGACTTTATCGTATCATAAGATGATATACTTGGTCGAAAATATCTTCTTGGTGATGCCTGAGCGTTATAATTGATAGATAAATCATATGCAATAAAATTATCAGAAGATACTGTTGTTGATCCAGTTTTTGATATAGAGATTGGATACTGGTTATAAAACGTAGGCATATAAATTATTACACCAAATATTTTGTGGGGTTTTATGAAATTATGCGGCGGATTTTTTTTGATGCCAACGAAAATACTAATATTGTAATTTTGAGGGGAGATTGAGGAAATGGTCCCCCCCCCGCTCTCTCGCGCTTTACCTCGCATTTTTTTCGAGAAATGGGGGAGGGTGTCAAGGCTTTTCTTGAAATCTCGCAAAATTCTTTTCGAAAAAAAACGATTTTTTTTGTTGCGTTTGTGGGGGAATCTGGTAATGTTCTTACATGTCAAACGAACTCCAACTCCTCCGCATCGGTGATGTAATCGAATCCAAGC